CGCCTAAAGCGACGCTAAGATACCAAATAAAATCTTTCAACTAATTGCCCCAAAAGTATTGACTTATAGGCAATATTATACATTATTTTTTAAAATTCTACCCAGCCTGTGATGATATATTTGGTACCCCCTATAGGAGGATTGCCACGATGTGTATGTGTATAAGCTGCAGGGAATATTATTAGATCTCCTTTTTGAGGTTTGTATCTATAATGTTGATAAAGAAACTCTGTTTCACCTGCTTCAAAATCATCATTAAGATATACAGTCCAGGTTAAAATTCTACTGGACATAGACCTATCTGAAGCTTCACAATGCCAAACATGATAACCTTGTCCTGGCTCTGTTTTTTGTATTTTCATACTATAAATTCTATGTTCATCAACTGTACGTAATATATCAAAACTTTCTACATATTGTTTGTATGCTTTACCCCAAAATACCTCATTAAATTCAGAAATTATTTCTTTATCTGTATGGTGCATAGGGAAATGTGGTAAAAATGTAGATAAATCTTGTTTATCAATTCTATGTGCTCCATCATGAGATTGGCGGTCTAAAGTAATTCCTGTTTCTTCTGCTGTTTTGTAGTATGCAATAACTTTGTCACAAAACTCATTGCTATAAATTTTATTATAAATTTTTATAAACTGATCCATTGTTATCCTTATTTAAAATATGGTCCAACTAACCATGTTACACAACTATATCTTACACCTTTTGTAACAGGTTCAACGCCATGTACCATGTAACTAGGGAATACTAACACAGTACCTTTATCTTGTTTTGGGTAAAATACTTCGCCCTTCGAATTAAGAAAAAACTTGCCTCCTTCATAGTCATCATTAAGAAAAGCTAATACTGTTAGTTTTCTTGTTTCATCACTATGTATATGAAATGTATCTACATGAGGATTATAATGACCACCTGGTTTGTATATTAAAAATTCAGTTTGATTAGCATGTGTAATATTATATTTCCACCAATAATTATTTGCAGAAAATCCAGTTGCTGTTAGCGTAGCCCCTATGCCTATAATCTGTGGAAGCATAACTCGTTCAGTGTCGCGTATTTTTTTATTTACAATTCCATTCCCTATATGAGGGGGTTCTTTTTTAATACTGTCTTTAGGATATGTTTTAATTAAATTATCACAAAATTCATTTGTTATATGATTTTCAAATATAGCACAGTCAGTTAATATTTTTTGTCCTGTAGTTTTAGATAAACCTAATGATGTTCTACCATCGTACTTTTGGTCTGCGTGAGGTCCGTCTACATCGACATAATGTAAAAATACTTGTGCTTGCCATTGGCCTTCAGTATACTTTTCTCTCCAATGTTCAACTTCCATACCACGATATAAAACTGCATCGCCCACTTGCATATCTACTTTGTTACCTGCCATATAAATAGACCACACATCACCTTCAAAACCTAATGTTATTGTTACAGATATTTCACAAGCAGGTCTATCAGTATGCTTCTTTAGTTCTTCACCAGATTTATATAATCTTGCATAAGAGTAAGTTGGATAAAGGCGTTTACCGGAATGTTTTTCAAAGTGAGGAAGTAAGTCTTGTAAAAGTTGATCAAATGTTTGTGTACCATGTACAGCTTCTGATAAAGGGCATTGAGGGTCTTTTTTTGTCTCACCTCGTTCTATATATTTATTTAATTCTTGTGTTAGTTCTCGACAGTTATCTTCGTCTAGAAAACCTTTTAAGTGTACGTAGCCATTTTGTTTAAATTGATCGACGGTGTTTTGCATATAATTCTTTTAAAATTAATATATTACATATAATTAAACGATATAGATATTCTTAAATTGTCACTATTATTTTGCTCAACCAAATGGGGTATATATGATTTAAATAATAAAAGCATGTTATTAGTAGGCTCTATATAGTAAGATTCATTACTCAACATATTATACTTATTTATATTATTTAAAGTTATCATAGATTCATAAGGCCTAAAAAATCTAATATTTCCATTCTTATTTATATCAATATAAAAACATCCACTTATTAAGCTGTCTTTATGTATGTGCTTTTCTTGAAATTGGTTTTTTGATGATACATTTAACCACGCCCTAGTTAGCTTTCCTTTATGACTAGAGCCATGAGCTTTTATATAATTATTAATTTCATTATCAACACTATCAAATAATATGCTAAATATATTATTATCTAATAAATTATATGAATTAATAGTTGAATATATATTGCAATAATAAGAGTTATCATTTTGAATGTTTTTATAAATATTTAGACTTTCCTTTTTTAAAATATCTAAATATTCTTTATCTATTAAATTATTGGTTGCATAAACAGCATCTAAAAATAAAGGTATTACTTTTTCCATACCCAAGTAGAGTCAAAGGTACTCATTATATTTGTTATATTATAATTAGTTCTGTATTCTATTACTGCTTTTTGTACTTCTTTTGTATCCCAATCATGTCCTGTTATAAGACCGCCTTTTTTTACTTTAGGTATCCAAAGTTCAAAGTCTTTAACTGCTTGTTCATAAGTCATATAAGTATCAAAAAATATAAAATCTAAAGACTCGTCTTTGAATTGAGTTACGCATTCATTACTGTCTTGTTTTATGATGTTTGCTTTACTACCGTTTCTACTCCATTTAATGTTATGTCTAGTTATAAATTCATTTATTTCGTTAGTTTTTTCATCAATAGAATATAATGCTTTAGAAGGGTTGTTTGATCCAAGATAATCAGAATAAGGTTTCCAACTATCAATACCATATAGAGTTTTTATATTAAGGCAATTATCTAATAAACAACAAAAACTTTCACCCCTAAATATACCAAGTTCTAATCCTATTAAATCATTGCCATGTTGAGCAATTAAATGAATTATACTTTTTATATCAGGGGTGGTTTTAGTAAAATCATAGTACATCTAATAATTATATACTATAAAGTCTCTTTATGCCAAGTTTCTGTGTCCCAATTCCATACATAGTATTCTGTTGGTTTCCCTTGTTCATCAACCGCAAGTTCACCAGCTGTTGATCGAAGCACTCCTTCAGGCGTTTTTTTATAAGTAGAAGTTGTTGGATCCCACCAATAATGGTCAGCTACAATATCGTCACTGCAATCTTTCCATTGTAGATTTGAGTGTACTTCAAATACATCTTCTACATTAACAACTTCTGCTACTCTGTACCCAGAGTTATCTTTTCCTCTAGGCTCCTTTGTACTTACTAATGCTTTTTTAGCCATTTAATAACTCCTATTAATATTCAACAATAACAATGCCGGATGACCCTGCCACGCCAGGATTGTTACCTGTTCCTGAACCAGAAGCACCTCCGCCATATTGTCCAGAAAGACCAGAACCACTATTTAGACCTTTACCCCCTACTCCTATAAGAGTATCACCGCCGTTACCACTAGGTCCAGTAGGTCCGCCTCCACAAACACCTCCACCGCCAGTACGATTTAATTGACCTCCAGAACCATTTCCACCGTCTCCCCCAGCTAGGCTTTCAGGTGCGCCTCCTGTTCCACCTGTTGCTGAACAATATGCTCCAAAAGATGAAGTATTACCTGTTCCACCAGGATTTGATACAGGTCCTCCGGCACCACCATTACCTATAGTCACAGGTACATTAGTTGCAGTAGGAAACGGTATATACTCAACAGCTGTACCGCCACCGCCACCACCTGATCCATGTTGACGGCCTCCAGATCCACCGCCACCACCACAAACAGTAACTTTAACTTTATCTACGTTACCTGGGTTAGTCCATGTACCTGGAGAAGTAAATACTTGCATAGTTTCAAATCCGCCACCTGCAAGTGTAGTCCATGTCATTGTACCATCACCATCAGAGGCTAAGTACTGTCCTGCAGTACCATTACCTGGAACATTAAGTTCTGCAGCGCCCACAGAGTTATCTGCAATAGTAGCTGCATTAACTTCATTTAATGTAGCAAGAGTACCAAGACCTAATGATGTTCTCGCAGTAGCCCCTGACTCTGCCACCCATGTTGATCCGTTACCAACAATAAAGTTTCCGTCAGTATTTGCTAATCCACCAATAGCAGTTAAGTCTGCATCATAAGCTTGTACATCAACGCCAACTTCGGTATCCATCGCTTGTTGAGCTGCTGCTGCGGTTGCTGCTGCAAATACGTTACCTCCAACAGTTCCGCCGCCTAATGCGGTTCTACCTGCCGCTGCATCTGCCGCTGTAAATAGAGCTTTACCTGTAGTTGTTCCACCTAAATTAGTAAGAGCGCCGTCAGCTGTAGTAGCGCCTGTACCACCTTGAGCTACTGCTAATGCATTTGTTAATGTTACTGAGTCAAAGTGATTTACTGCATTGACTACGTTTGTACCGTTATTGAAAAGTAACATCGCTTTACCAGCTGGAACGGCTACACCTGTACCTGTTGAGTTTTTAACTGTGATCGCATCAGCACATCCGTTGTTTACAATGTAAAATTTTTCAATAGCTGGCACAATTAAGTTTTGTGCTCCACCTGATGTACCTGTTAAGTTTAATCTCAAATTACGTGCTGTTTGAGACGCGTTTGTATCTGTTAATGTTAGAGTTACTTGTGCACTTGCGAATGTAACATCAGCTGAACCTGTAATAGCTTCTTCAATTGCGGTACCTAAGTTTGTATTAGTTGTTGTACCCCAAGTACCTGATTGTTCGCCTGTACCAATTAACTCAAATTTC